AGATCTTACAAACGTATTTCATAGTGCTCCCTCCTTTCCAAACCCAACGATCGGGCATCACGATTCTTTGACGTTATATATGTATATTATAGCACATATGCTTATTCGTTTGCAACATTAATCAGCGGAAGGTTGGCACTCTTCGCATAGTTCACGGTGTAGAAAGTGCCGCCTTCTTCTTTTGTTAAGTAGCAGATACCATACCCACTATTATCAACCAGGTGGCGATTCCGCTTGTGCATACACCCTTTTGTATACTGCTCCGAGGTGTAGACCACCTTATCTGCCTGTGCCTTTATATTGGCATATACCCTTTTGTCCGCATTGCTCCAAAGCCGGTCCTGATCCCAACAAGGGAGAATGAGTATCAGTTTTATTTGTGGGTACTTCCTTTTTAAATCCAAAACCACCTGAGCTGCCAGGGTGTCAAATCCTAATGCACCCCCAGCACCGAAGTAAACAACTCCCTTTTGGATTAAACTTTCCACCGCGGTGGTTGTTCTCCTTCGGATGGTTTCGTAGTCCTTCTCCGGGATCTCCCGATGCCCGGTAAAGAAACAGGTTCTCTCTCGCATCATTCCCTCCAAAAAAAAGAAGTGCCGCGCCCTTTCGAGAACGGCACTGTGAAATATACCCTCTCGCAAGTTACCACACTTCTTTTCGCTCACAAATGCCTTTGATGGACAATGCAAACGCGATTGGATATAATTCCACCATGGGAATTGTATCCAGCAAAGACATTCGTTTTAAACTGTGAACGAAAAGGCGAACCTGGTCCGCCTAATCGAAAAGAAATGTGGTATGGATATTATAGCCCTTTTTACTCAGAAAAGTCAATAGTTCCGGCTATTTTGCAGCTTGTTATTACCGCCTCTTTAGCCCTTTTCATCGCACCTTTTCCTCCATACTAACCCCATTGCGGAATTGGTACACCAGGGTTTTATCTCCTCGGACCAATACGGAGTCGATCATCATCGTCCACATCCTGGCATCAAACTCCTCAATTGCATCCTCGCGTTCTTTCAACTCAAACATAAATGCGCCAATAACATCTGCCTTCCTGCGCTTTTCGGTTCTCTCTTCAGTGAGCTTCGTAATCTCAGCGCCAAGTCGCTCGTATCTCTCTTCCAGGCCTTTGTATTTCTCCCAATAGTCATCTTCGATAACAGCCGAATGGGCGCTTTGATCCACCATCTTTCGGAGCAATTCGGCGACCACACTTTCCTCTGCCTTCTTCTCTTTTATCTGGGCATCGATCTCATCGGTATTCGTCAAATACCCTTGAATGGTCCTGCAATCCTCCAGGATCTTTTCTCGGTTCAAAAGCATACGATTAACCGCTCTCACGAACCCGGCTTTGATCATCTCTTCCGTGATGGTCGGCGTGGTGCATTTTTTATCGTTGTACTTATTATTGCAGCGGTAGATTACCTTTTTGTATTTGTCCGTAGAATGCCATACCTTGGGACCATAGAAACACCCGCAATCCGCGCATATAACCCTCGCTGCGAATATCGTATTCCCGCTATACTTCGGCCCGAGACTTTTTCGGCGTTCAATCTCGTTTTGAACAATCTCGAACTCCTCTGGGGTCACTATCCAAGGATGGCTCTTCTCGACATAGTATTGCGGTACCTCCCCCTCGTTTTTCTTCTGCTTCTTCGTTAGAAAGTCGACCACGAAAGTCTTCTGCAAAATCGCCGATCCCTTGTACTTCTCGTTTCGGAGGATACTTTCGATTGTGGTGCCGCGCCAATCCGTACTCTTCTTCGAGGGGGTCAAAATCCCATCTTCTTTTAACCCTCGTGCAATGGTATATGCAGTTTTCCCTTCAAGGTACTCTCGGTAAATCCTCCGCACGATTATCGCTTCCTCTTCGACTATTTCGGGCAGGTTGTTTTCACCCCGGCGATACCCGAGAAACTGGTTATAAGGCATATAAATCTTCCCTTCAGCATAGGCTCTCCGTCTACCCCAGGTCACATTGTCCGAAATGGATCGGCTTTCATCCTGGGCGAGAGAACTCATGATTGTCAAAAGCACCTCCCCCTTGCTATCCAGGGTGTAGATGTTCTCCTTTTCAAAATAGACCTCGATTCCCTTTTCTTTCAGCTTTCGGATTGTCACCAGGGAGTCAACAGTATTCCTCGAAAAGCGGCTGACCGATTTAGTGATGATGAGGTCAATCTTCCCTTCAAGTGCATCCTTTATCATCTCTTGAAAACCTATCCTCTTCTTCGTACTCGTCCCCGTTACGGCTTTGTCCGAGTACATCTTCACAAACTCCCAGTCCGAGCGACTTTGGATATAGTTCGTGTAGTAATTTATCTGGGCTTCGTATGAGGTTTCCTGTTCCTCGCTCCCTGTCGAAACACGAGCATAGGCAGCTACCCTCTTTTTCCGAACCGCCGCCTGGGCTTGTCCGTTTTGATATTTCCGTGTTGCGGGTATGATGGTTACTTGCGGCATTGTCTTCTCTTCTCCTTTAATTGTTCTCCGAATTCCTTTCTTTTTTCTTCCGTCCAGGATGCTTTCCTCGAGTGATATTGCCACTCCTTAATAATCTCCTGTCCGTTCTTCATCTTGTAAAGCAGCACATTGTTTTGCGTGGGAATAATCTTCTCCACCCTGGCGCGGAACATTGCCTCGTCCAATTCGTTGGTCCCAAGCACCTCGCAGGTGGTGGATATTAGGATGTCCTCGGGGATTGTCTGCGTTTGCCCACAAAACTCTTTCCCTTTTTGAGAGGAAATACTGCACACCCAGGCTACCGTATAATAGGTTTTCTTCCGACGATAATGCACCCCGCAGCAGGGGCATTTAATCATCCCAACGAAAGGATAGCGCACTTTATTTCGCCGATCCCCATGCTTTGAAAAACGCTGTTTTCGTCTTTCCATTTCAGCCTGGATGAAGTTATAGGTTTCCAGGGGGATGATAGCTTCGTGGGTATCAAGCGCGTGGTACATTGGCAACTCGCCTTTATTCCTCTTTGGTTTCTTTGTAAGATAGTCGCTCGAGTATGAGGTTTGGAGGAGAAGATTCCCGGTGTAGTTATAGTTTTTCAGAATGGCGCTCACCCCTCCATGGTTCCAAAGACCACCGAAGCGTGTGCGGAGTCCCGCATCATTGAGTAGCTTTGATATCTTGACATACCCGAGTCCGTCCAGGTAATAGCCCACGATTTTTTTGATGACCGCCGCCTCCTCGGGGATGATTTCAAAACGTCTGTTGATGAGTCGATATCCGTATATCGTTCCGCTCCAAGGTTTGCCTTCTTCAAAGCACTTCTTTATTCGCCACTTCATGTTCTCGCTGACCGAAAAGCTCTCTTCCTGCGCGTAGGCTGCCAGGATTGTTAACATCAACTCACCCTCTGTGGTAAAGGAACTGATGTTCTGCTCCTCGAAGAAAACCTCAACACCCATCGCTTTCAGTTCCCGGACAGTTTCGAGCAGAACAACTGTGTTCCTCGCAAACCTGGATATCGACTTCGTAATGATCATGTCGATGTTTCCCTTCCGGCACTCTTCCACCATTTCAAGAAACTGTTTCCTGTTTTCCTTTGTCCCCGATATCGGCTCATCCGCGTAAACCCCGCAAAACTGCCACCCAGCGTGGTTCTGTATGAAAGTTCGGTAATAACTTACCTGCGCCGCCAGGGATTTCAGCAGGGTTTCCTTTTCGTAGGATACGCGGGCATATGCACAGACACGTTTCGGCTTCATTTTCGGGTCATATCTGGATTTGATTGTCTCTACAATTCGCTCCATTTCACACCTCCTGTTTAGGGTAGTCGTATATTACCTCTAAAGCCGAAACATATCCAGTTATTTCGAGCCACATAATCGGAAAATACTGCTGAAATTGATACCATATTTCTCACATATTTTTTCTTCTGCCTTATCATATTCCTCTTTCGTGATAATGCCCTGGGACAGCATTTCTTCTGCCATCGCCATAGCGACCCGATAGTTCATCAGATTCTCATAGTCCTTCTTTTCCATAAGACTTCCTCCTTCCAAGGTTATAACAAGTCAGGGAGCAATACACCCTGTGCGGATTTGCATAAGCCGTGAAGCGCTTACCGCAAATCGGGCAATCAAAATCGTATATCACTTTGAGGTTACGTTTGTCCCGGTTTTTTGACCACCAGGCATTTCGGCATTTATCCGAACAGAACAGTTTCTTCTTTTTATGCGGCACGGACTGAACTGGCATCCCGCATTCCTTACACACCCCGGTAACGTTCTTCTCATCGCACCGCTTCATAAAAGACTTAACCGAATTCTCGGGTAGGTTCAGCTCGGTGCAAATCCTACGGTAACCCATTCCCTGGGCGCGAAGATCTATTATTCTCGATTTCTCTTCGTTGGTCATTTCGATACCTCCCTTCACTGTTTGGAGAAAAGAGGGACGATTTCTCGGGGTGTCAGACATAAAAAAAAAGAGCCTACCCCAGAGAACAATCTCCGAGATAGGCTACTTCCTTACTTTTCCGATTCGTCTTTTCCTTTCGTTAGTTGCTTTATCGCCTGGTTCGTTCCGGTAGCCGTCAAGCCACTCGCGCCGCCGATGATAATTGCCACGACAACGTTCTCCGCAGGGATGATTTGCGGCACCGCATAGAAAGCGACCACGCCGAACACAACCCCAAGACCCGCCGCCACCAACGGAATGAACCGATTGAACTTCTCATTGTTAACCGCCACCTTAATCAGGTTCACCACCCAATACACGATCGTTGCAATCGCCGGGACGGACAATAACTCCAAATACTCCATATGTACCTCCTATTTATGAGCCTGTTTGTTTATGTGCTTTTCGATCTGGTCGATTGCCGTAGTTACGGGACCATCGCACCCCTGCTCTTTTAGACCTTTCAGACAGGCGAGAACGCCATAGGTCAAAAGTGTCTGCTCTTCCTTGATGGTTTTGATGTCATCGTCTTTCTTGTTCTGCTTCAAGTACCACCGATAGATCCCGAAGATTACCCCGAAGATTACCCCGAGTGCAGTAATCACCGCCGCTATCGTGATGAGCGTCTCACTTGTGATCGTCATTTGCTCCCCTCCTCTGTGCCTGTTTGATCATCTCGGCAATCTGCTGCGCCATAAACTGGGACAAAAGTTCCGTCATATTGATCTCGAGCTTTGCCGACATTTCGATATACTTCTTCTCCGAATCAGCCATACCCTACCTCCTTACACCAAAGTCAGGGTGAAGTTCCCTACTCGGAACAGCGGAACATAGTTAGCCGATACCGTGATAGGCGAAGTTAACGCTCCGTAAACGATCAGAGTACCACCCGATGCTGCGGTAAACAGCCCGAAGTGAGTAATCGTCCCCCAGGCGCTCGTTGCTTCCGGGAAGAAGATGATGTCCGTGTTAGAGACGGATCCGTTAGACGGATTTCCCATCACCTGCGTTGCAGACTGCCCCGAGATGCCGATAACGCTTCGTGCATATCCCAGGGTGCTGGATGGTTCGGTGAAGTTCGTACCATCTGCGTTCGGGGTACTTGTGGATAATCCCATGTAGCAGTTTGCCAGGGATCCCGTCCCTTTTCCGATCAGCCCATTGAGAATTGCCGTGCTTCCTGTGTTAGTGAATGCCATTGTTTTTGTCCTCCTTTTAAACTTCTGTTATGGTTTTGGTTTCATTGTCCCAATACAACTTTTTTAGGAATTTCAGCTCACCCATTTGGATGTAATAGCCGCCAGTGGTCTCCTCGAAATATGACCATCGGAACCCTTTGCTGTAAACGCTCTTCAGCTTCTGCGTTTCGATATCGTAGTAGTAGATCCCTTGCGGATAACTCGTTCCACTTAGGTAGTTCGACCATAACAAAAAACCACCCGGTACTTCCTTTCGGTCGATATAGGATGGTTCTTTGAATGATCCGTTTAGTGATGTCAGCGAGTGGTTTGTCCGGTTATATCGGTACATCCCTATGTTGCTTGATACGAATATGTACCCGTTGGTGACCTCCATATACTTTCGCCAGTTATAACCGCCGCTGTATATGCTGGTTACCGTTCGCGTGGATTTTTTGTAATACCTTATGCCCCCTGTATATGAGGTGCTTGTGGTATGAATGAGTATTTCATCCTCGCCATCGTCAATGAATGCCCCGCCATAAAGACCTGTCGCTAATCTTGTAAAGGTATCAGTATTTTCGTCATAGAAATATAGGGATCCATCACCACTTGTCCCACCGCATATCAAGCAGCCACCGGGGACTAACTTCATGTTTTGGTAGTAAGTATTTGTAACGATGCTGCTCCTCGCCATCGTTCTCGTTGTCTTATCATACACATATAGCCCCTGAGAACTTGTGCCATTTGTAAAAAATATCTTCGACCCACATTCGAGGTGATACATGAGATAAGTCGATGAGATCAATCTCGTTGCAGTATTGGTGGTGAAGTCATACAGATACGCGCCCACGCTATTTGCTGTTGAACAAATGATTGCTGTATCTGTGTCCTCATCGTAAATAACCTTATTCCAATAAGTCCCTTGTGTGAACAAGGACAAATCCGTCTTGGTCTCATAATCGAAATAACGCGCCCCAGCTGAGTTCGTTGAAGCAATTAACAAGCCGTGCCTGAAAGGGGTGACATAGCTCAGGTAATATGCGCTTACGTTTATGTAGGTTGCCTCCCTCGTTATGGTGTCGAAATATACATAGCCATAATACCCATTCGTTGAATAGAAGATCGCGCCATGCTCTGTTTTTACTCGTCCATCATAGGTGTACCCTGTCGACACGGGTCTCGTTATTTCCAGCGTTTCTCGATCCACCACATAACATCCGTAGTTATAAGAAGAGTTAGATGACCCGAATAGTACACAATCGTCAAACTCCCAAACCCTACCAAAAGTCCCGGCTATCGTATCCATCTCTTCCATAGTGCATAGGGATGGTCTCAACAGCACCAGTTTCCTTGCCATAGAAACGGAGGCTGCAATATAGTAGTCATCCTTTATCTTCATAGCGGTTGACAGGTACA